ATATTCAGATAAGACTTCACGTAAAATCTCCTTAAGTTCCTCTCTCTGCATGTCACTAAAACACCTGATAACAGGCTTCTCTGTAGGAGCAACCCTGTATTCACCTCTATTTGATTTGCTGAAGTGTGTTCCTTTATCAGCGGTCATTCCTTGAGTGTCCATTTTCATAGCTGAGTTACCAAACGATTTAGATACCATTGAGCCTTTTTAGCGTCTTCTGCAGGTTTATCCTTATGCCACATTCGGAGCAAATACTTCAGTACTTGCGCTTGTAGCATTGCTGTTACTGGTTCAGGAGCATGAGCGATTGCTCCCTCAATGATATCAATAACTTCCTGAGAACCTTGCTTGTAATGAGCAGGATTATTAACGTTATCCTCTAGTCCAAACACAATCGTGTCATCTGACATTCCACCATTAAGGTGACTGCCACCAAACTCATTCAAACTGATCTTGTCTTTTTTATAATAATCGAGTGTACTCGGACGAGCGATATCCCATTCATTGTCTTTCAAGTTAAACTTTTTGCTGATGTAATCCCAATCATCCTCGTAAGCAACTTCTTTCCAACGGCCTTTTTCTTTGTCCATAATTTAGTAGTCGCACTTATATGTTTCACTACCTAATATAGGAATAAATAAGCTTATATGTGACCTATGACTAGCCCGAAAGGTGATCCAACTTATATCAAGAATAAGGAGCAATATTTTATGGATATAGCTAAGGTTGTAGCCAAAGCATCCAGTCATCCGAAGTCTCCTGGAGGCTGCGTAGTTGTACGTGACCGTGAGATTGTTGGTGATGGTCGTAGTATCCTCACTGCTTCTAAAGTTGAAGTCGATTGTGTTTGCTATGCTATCGCTACTGCATCTAAAAGAGGTACACCTCTAACTGGATCGGTTATATACACAACACGCTATCCGTTTAGTGCATCTGTCTTTCAGTGCTACTTAATGGGTGTCCGTAAGATCATGGTACTGGCACACGAATGGGAACCATATTACAAAGATGAATTCAGACGAGCAGCACGATTAGCAAGAGAACTAGCAATGGCTATAGAACCCATGTTTGAAGATGATGACCAACGTTTCACTGTAAACAAACTCACCCGATCTAAAAAAATTGATGACGATCTCTACACCAACACGGATCCATTCAAGCCTGACGAATTCGACCCACAAGACGCCAACGATATCCACGATGAAGATGAAAACCCAGCTACTGTTTGACTTAGAGAGTACGGGACTGCTCCGTAAAGGTTCTACTATTCACTGCATCGTTATGCGTGGAATTGAAGAAGAGAGTGAACCACAAGTGTTTGACTATGACCCTGAACGAGCAATCATTCAAGGAGTTAAACAGTTAGAACGTGCTGATGCTCTTATCGGCCACAACATAATTAACTTTGATATACCCTTAATCAAAGAACAATTCCCTGACTTTGAGTTCCATGGAGAGTTGGTTGACACGCTTGTATTAAGCAGGCTGTACTATCCACACATCATGGATCGGGACTATGAACGTAGACCTGATGGAATGCCTCAAAAACTATATGGTCGTCATAGCCTTGAAGCGTGGGGCTACAGATTGAAATGCTTTAAGGGCGACTTCGGTAAGCATGACGGGTGCTGGGAGACATACACTCCAGAGATGCTTAGTTATTGCATTCAAGATACTGAAGTTACACAAAAGCTCTACCAAATGATGCTGCGGAGGATGAAGACCTATGCCTAAAGAATTCTACGACTGGTTGGATCAGTGCCCAGTTCAGTGTTTCTATCACGCTGACCACCACCCTGACTATGTAACCTACGCATTTTATAAACCACACGAAGATGAAGATGACGAAACGGAAGAAGACCTATAAAGGATTACTTAGTTGGAGTGAGAAAAAGATGACTGTAACTATACGTCGATCACTTAATCCACCTTCCATGAACGCAAGACTTATAGCTGAACTTAAACGATCTTTTCCTGAATACAAAGTCATCCTGAGGTATGAAAATGCATGATTACATCAAGTTAGAAATGAGAATGGCGGAACTAATGGCTCAACAAGAAGCCAGTGGGTTCCGATTTGATATGGATGCAGCTGAAGCTGTGCGATCAGAATTATCAACTGAATTTGACACTATCTCTAATGCACTGACATCTCGTTTCACGTACTACCCAGGCAAAGTGTTTACACCAAAACGCTCTGACAAGAAAAAGGGTTATTACTCTGGAGCACCGATGACCAAGCTGCTTCCATTTAATCCAACAAGCAGGCAGCACATCGCTTGGTGCTTGACCACCTTTAGGGGTGCTCGATTTACCAAAATCACTGACACTGGTAAGCCAAAGGTTGATGAAGCCACACTATCGGAGATCCGTGATGTTGCGCTAACGCAAGGTAATCAAAAGCTGCATGATGAGTGTGAACTATTTATCCGCCTGTTAACGCTGCAGAAGTGGATGGGTCAGCTCAGTGAAGGTGCTAACTCCTGGTTTAACACCATTGAAGATGATGGATGTATTCACCACAGCTGCTCACTTGCAACACAAACTTCTAGAAATGCCCACCGGGGTCCGAATCTCGGACAGGTTGTAAGTGCTCCTTGGGCTAGAAAACTATTTATACCTCACCCAGGTCATGTGATGGTTGGATGTGACCTTGAAGGGCTGGAATTGAGAGCATTAGGGCATTTCCTAAGTACCTATGATGACAATGCTTTTGCCGATGTAGTTGTCAATGGAGATATACATCAGCAGAACGCAGATCGAATGACGACTCCTGATGTTCCTGTCTCAAGGAAGATCGTGAAAAATCTCAGCTATGCATTTATTTATGGGGCGGGAGATGCGAAGTTAGGTCACACTTTACGTCCTGAATATTCTGATGCACAGAAGAAGGCACTAGGTGCTGAATTGAGACGTAAGTTCCTTGATGCTATTCCTGGCTTGGAACCATTAGTAGCAGCGGTAAAGGAACGAGTACGCTCCGCAGGACACCTAACAGGGCTTGATCGAAGGCCTATATTCTGTTCAGCAGAACACGCAAGCCTCAACTACCTTCTTCAGTCTGCGGGGGCGATTTTATCTAAGCGTTGGTGCGTAATTTCGCAGCAATTGCTTGATGAAGCAGGATTAACTTACAATGTTGATTACACACGTTGCGCCTACGTACACGATGAACAACAGTTCTCTGTCGTTCCACGTGAAGCTGAACGAGTTGCTGAAATCCTGGCTAAAGCTGCTCCATTAGCTGGTCAGTATTACAACTTCAGAGTACCTATTACAGCTTCGTCAGACATAGGTAAAAGCTGGTCCGATACACACTAATGGTATGAATGAGAAAGAAGTACAGGTAATGATAGATGCCGCCATGGCTAAACATAACCGTAATGCAACGCTTATATCCATGGCACTGGGGTTTGCTTTGCTAGCATTATTTATGGAGGGCTTATTCCGCATTTTAGGAGTAATTCCGCCCTTCCTAGGTATTGATATAAGTATCGTTCCAAGGTAATTGTTATGCATATGTCACCCGCCATCGTTGAACTGATATGTTTAGTCGTTGGTTACATATGGTTTGGTATTTTAATTTCAAATTGGTTCGATGACGACATCAATAGAGATCGATAGAATGAACCAAGAGTTCATTGATGAAGGAACTCAGTTTCACATTATGACAGCTCCAGAAGCTGCTAATTACATGTCTGGCTGGGAGCAACAGCTAGAACTATTACCACTGCTGAATAGATATGGACAACCAAGAGGCGTTAAAAATTTCAGAGGAGAAGTCATCTGGCCAGAGTTTGACGATTACCAAATCGACAGACGAGGTGATTTCGACGAGCCAAGCGTCACTATCTCCTGAGCAGGAACTAGAGAGTCGGCTAAAGATTAGGCAGATTCTCGGAATTCAGCAGCTCAAGAACGCTGTCAAACTACTAGATGGTGAAATGTCCAGCATCTTCACTAAAGATAGTTACGGCAATGTCGCTACGAAAATAGAAATCATTATTCCTGATGAAGACTAATATCTACTGGGGCGAGCAGAACTCTGCCGAATGGTCTGAAAACTTTGATCGCCTTAGAGATGAAGGTAGAATACCTACGATTGACGAGCTAAATAAGCAGCTATTATCTCCTCCTCAGAAGGCTCAGTAGATTTCCCAATAGCAGCTCCACCACCAGCTAATGCAAGTCCAGCAGTACCATAAAGTAAAAGATTTTCCCAATCTTCTTTGTTGTTACTTAGACTATTAAGCTTCTCATCAAGTAGTTTAGATGCAGCTTCATGCTGGTCTATAGCTATTTGCGTTTGTGGATCTAAGGGTAAATCAGCAGGGATATCTTTTAAATTCACTGTTTGAACAGGAGCTGGTGAAGATGCTTTTGCTTTTTCCTTAGCCGCTACCCGAGCATTTAAACGTTCCATATCAGCTTGTGCTTTAAGTGCTGCTGCACCTTTAGTAACTTCTTCAGCATCCCAATAAGCACGCACTTCAGCCAGACGTTTTTCTTCTGCTGATCCTGCATGTGGTCGAGGACTTACTCCATAGAACTTACGCATATCATCACCAAGTAGAACTTGATGAGGCATTCCGACTTCTCCCCTGTGATAATTAGCTTCCGCTATTTCAACAGCCTTTTGATCTGGGAATAGGGTTATATCGTATAACTCATTCTTTTTTAACATGGCTGACTTTAAAGCAGCAAATGCCTCTGGATCACTCTCTTCTAG